GCCTGAACCGCTTTCCAGATTGTCCTGTAAGGGTTGCCGGATGTCCCGTTTCCCGTCGAATCACTGCCCGTCGTTGCGACGTAGACACGAAGCCCCGAAAGTGCGGTAGTGTAATTGCTCTGCGTCAGGGGATTGAAACTGCCCGTATTGAGATACCCGACTACGCGCCCACGTACAGCAGGGGCGTACAATTGAATATTCAAAGGATAGTTTGTCGTGTCCCACCCTAAGCCGCCAGGAATCGCCACGTCGGAAAGCGGCGGAACCCCGGTGAACTGGAGGTCAGACATTAAACTGGGAACAAATGAAGCGCCCATAAATTATTCTCCGAGAAACACGATATTAAGATTATCTAAAAGAAAACCCGCCAAACGTTCCCGGCATCAGCAGGCAAGCAAACATTAGTATGACAATCAGGGCATACCACTCGCACAAGTGTGTGCGATAAACGGTTCATCAGTTGCTCATTTCTGCGGATTAAGCGCTCCCCGGTACTTCCACCCTTTCAGGCTTTTGGGGAGGCGCGAGATCAGTTCCTGTCGGCGCAGTTCAAACTCGTTGTTCCAGACCTGCGCCCGACCCGTCATCGTCGCGTCGTCAAAGTTCTTTGCCGCAATCAGGTAACTGATCCGGTATTCCAGCATTTCAAGCAGGTCATCAGGAAGCCATGCCGTCGTGTCCGTGCCAGAGGTGGCGACGGTAGGGACGCCATAGCCCGATACCTTGAGCGTGTAGGAGGACGCCGGAGGAGGGTTGATGGCGTAGTTTCCGCCGTCGCCGTACTCGCACCAGTACAGGGGCGTTGCGCTTGTCGCTGAGTGTAATCCGCCCGCCGATTCCGTCCAGTTGGCAAGCTCCAGCATCCCGACAGGCGATAAATTTGTTCCGTTGTAGGCGATTTCATACGCCGTCCACAACGCCGAAATGCCAGAGGTCAGGGACGATAGAGAACTGAGGTTAAAGACCACCTGACCCGTCGTGTACGAGGAGATTGTGCCTGTTCCCGGCAAAGGGATACAGGTGCGGCACAGTTCCCCGCAGACGGCGTTGTAGAGGTCGATAACGCCCTGCGTGGTGGTGGTGGTGGGCGTTCCCGATGTGCCGCTCTGAAGCGCCGCCACATCGGTATTTGCCGCTTCGTTGAGCCTGCTGTAAACGCGCTTTTCAAGCGCAGAAAGGGTGATGCTCATAAGAGTTAAATCCGGTGGTTACTGCGCGAGAAGGTGCGGGTGATGCCCTCAAGCCTGCGAACGCCCCTTTCAAACCGTTCCCGGTAATGGGGATAAAGAGCTTTCGCCCTTTCGCTCGTGTGGGCGAACATGATGGCTCGCTCCGACGCTACCCCGTCCAGAACTACTTCCTCTGCGTCCGTGTGAAGCGGCATGATAGAGGAGTCCGTGATGGCGACTCCTGCGCCGTTCGTGTCGTATGACCAGTACGCTCCCGGCACAAAGTAGCCTTCAAGTCGGTAACCTGAAGTGCGAGAAGTGGAAGGCGTCGGGTAGAAGGTGAACGTGGAATCTGAGCTTGTCGTCAGCAGGTATTGCGGCGGATCGCTTGCCGTGCTGTTTCGCCAGTCGTAAGAGCGGATATCGTCGAACTTCCACAAGTCGTCAATAATCAGGGGTTGCCAGTTGCCGGATGCGTCCTTGACGACGCCCGTCTTGAGGCGGATCAAATCCGGCATACAGTAATCCGCCTGGTTCGCCACCAATGCCGCCGTTTTGGTCGTGTAGAAACAGAACGTATCCCTTGCAATGCGGTCAACGACTCTCTGGATAATGTCGTTGTACAGAAGGGGATCGTCTCCCGCTTCCGTGCCTTGAAACTCTCCTAACCGTTGCGTGGTGATCCGTTTAATGTCGCCGCGTGTCAGTGACATGGTGTGATTTCCTCTTCTCCCCGGCAAAACAAAAGGCGTCCCTGAGATTCAGCGTGAATCTCATTTGGACGCCTGCAAAAGGAGTTATTCTCTTGCAACTCGTTCCGAGTGTGCAGATTCGGTCACATTAAGCGGGTAATGCTTGTGAATCCACGCTTCTTCTTCTCGCTGCGTCAAAGGAACGCTATCGCCGGGGAAGAACGTGTCTCGCACCCCGATGTAATCGTCCCATCCGCTTACCGTGATCGGGTCAAAGTCACGCATCCCTGCCGCTTCCCCGGCGTTGTAGTTCGTTCCCTTTGCCACCCAGCCATGAGCGCATCGGTACGTCAGTTCCGCGCCATAGGGTTTTTGTAGCATGACCACGCTCCCAAACGCCGGGAGGTAGATTGGGGCAACGCCGTGCCTTCGGGCAAATTCTTTGAACGCCACCTGAACGCCCGGTGTGTGGTAGTTCATGCCGTCATGCGACAACACGATTGCGCCGGGTCGAAGGTGCGCCCACACCGTCTCAAGTTCCTTGAGCAAAGTCCCCGCGCTATGGTCGTCGTCCAGAACGATAAGGTCAACGTCCTTGAGGTCGCCGCCATCGGCAAGAAGGGCGAGGGATTCCACGCTATCGCCGTCCATGAACCGGACAACGCCTTCCACGTCCAGATTCTTGACCACATTCTTGGCAACAATCATAGAATCGATGTTGCCCTCCACCGAATTGGAGAGGAAGGAATCGTCTATTGTCACCAGTTTCCCGCCCAAGTGCTTCGCCGCCGCCGCAAGGTACACCGTCGCCGCGCCGCAGTACGTTCCCGTCTCCACGATGTTCCTGGCGTCCAGCATAATCGCCAGATGGTAATAGAATCGGTACAGGGGAACGCCGCCGACAGCAACCGGGATATCCCCGGCAAGCACATCAAACTGTGACGATGGCATCTCTAACTTGTGCGGGTCACGTTCCGGTTCCGGCGCAGGAGGCATTGGTTCAAGTTCCGTCACGGCAACGCCCGTCACACGATCTACGGCGCGTAGTAGGACGGTTTCCCAATCGTCCTGAACATCCTGCCTGAGCAATGTAGCAGAGGGATACCAGAAGCAATGCTCGCCCGTCATGCCCCATCGGTAATCCGCCGCCTTCGGAGTCAGGACAATCAGAGACTTGCCCATACTGCCCGTCAGGTGCGCCACCGACGTATCCACCGAAACCACTGCGTCACAACCGGCGATAATTTGCCCGGTGTACCCGAAGTGCGGCGTCTGGAACGCTTCGCTTTCCTCAATGCCCGGAACCTTCGCCCCCGGCACAAGCGAAATCACTTCCACGCCATGCTTCTTGAGGGTCAGGGCAAACCGTGCGGCAAGTTCTTCGCTCAGGCTCCTTGCCTCATCGTTCGCGTGGCTTGCAGAACCTTTCCAACAAAAGCCGATACGGGAGGACTTCATATCGGCTTTTGTCGTATCAGCGCCGTCACTCGTACACTCGTGTACGATGCCCGGTGGAGGAATCGGGGAGGCGCTGAACAGTACGCCATCCGGCAACTCGGACGGCGATTTAATTCCATGAATATGCGGCAGGGACATCAGGGGCAAATGCTCGTCAAATTCCGTGACAAATGACCCGTCGCTTTGAGGCGCGACAATCTGCCATGTCGGAATCCTGCTAAACGACGATAGAAGAGGAATCAGAGGTTGCTGTACCTCGATGACAAGTTTGGGTTTTCCCGCTTTTTTCCAAACCGGGATGATGAAGCGGATCATGCAGAGCGTGTCGCCGAGTCCCTGTTCCCACCACAGGTAAAGCGTTTTGTCCTCGCCCAAATACGTGCCGTCCCAATGCGGTTTCATCGTGCGGCACGGCGCACGGTTCGCCCATCGGCACTCGTACTCTTTCCACCCTTCTTCCCATCGTCCAAGAGCAAGAAGGTACAATGCCCGGTTCCACTTGGCGATATTGTTGTAGGGCGAAACCTTTATCGCTCGCTCCGTGTGCGCGAGCGCCAGTTCCACGTTACCCATCGCCCCAGCGCAGATACTTGCCGCCGTATGCCAGTTGGAATCTTTGGGGAAAAGCGATGCGCCAAGCGCCGCCTTTTCGTAGGCTTCGGGCAGTTTGCGGCTTTTGGAGAGTACGTCACAGTGATGGTTTAGCACGTCCGGTTCAAACGGATGGCGCTTCAGAAACTCGGCGAGTAACGGTTCGGCAAGGTCAAGTCGCCCTTCCTGCGAATGCTTCAGGGCGGAATTTAAAAGATCAAAATCGGATTGGTTGAGTTTATCGGTGAACAAAAGGAACCTTCCTCCAAAGGTTGAGATTAAAGTCAGGCAACGAGAATATCGTTGCCTGACTTCAGTGATTAGGCAGGAGTCGCTTGACCAACAACCGCTTCGATGATACTGTCAACGACAGCAGTGCCGCCGACGCCAACGGCGCAATAAACGCGGATATAGCGCTTGTTGTCCGGGGCGAATCGGTGCGTCTGACGGAATCCCGCCGTGACGTTGCTGGCGGTGGTGGAACCGTTGACATAGTTCAGTACGAACGGTTCAAAGTTGTACTGGATCAGGTTGGTAGAGAATGCCGTATCATCCGCCGCCTGCGCGACGAAGGTGTAAGTGACGGCGGAAGTCGCAAGGGATGCGACAGTGGCGAAAACGGAAGCGACACGGCAGGTAAGGTCATAGCCGCGACGAGGACCGCCGCCACCAACGTCTTTGGCGGAACCAACGGCAGTGACCGTCGCCGTCGTCGCATGGGTGATCGCGGTCGTGGAAAGCCAGATCGCGTTAACATCAAAAGCCATTTTGTAATCTCCTCTCGTGCGCTGGCGCACGAATGTAGGGGAGAACCTGTCTCCCCTACTTTTATGTGAATGACCTACGAGGTCTGAATCGACTGGATTCGGGCGATGGAACGGTTGTTGGGTTGCCACAGACCACACGCCCAGTCAATCAGGACGTTGTACTGCGTACCGTTGGTGGGGTCGAGTCCGAGGAACTGCGGCTTCAGGGGTTGCTTCTGCCAACCTTCAAACAGACCCGCGCCGTAGCGCACAAAGTACAGGGAGGCGTACTTGGAACCGGAAACCCACGTACCGCCGGTGAGCGTTTCGTCACCGAGGATGCGCGTGGTCTGGTCGGCGCGGCGACCAATGTCACGAATCTTCATCGCCTTGTACGATTCAACCGGGCGGTCAAAAGCGTCTTTGGTAATGTCGAAACCTGCGCCTGCGCCCATGATGCGGATAGCGCGTTCCAGACGACGCTTCACAAGGTCGTTGGTGTACATGACAACGCCTTCGCCATCGGGAGCGCCCATGTAGTCAAGAGCGGTCTGAATGGAGGCGATAAAGTCGTTGGCGTTGGTTGCGGTCATTGCCGCCGTTGCGACAATCGGAGAACCCGTACCCGCGCCTTCAATCCCAATCACCTTCATTTCGGTGGGGATGTTGTAAAGCGAAGGGTTGTCGATTCGGTACTTGATTCCCGCCCAGGCGTCCACGTCGCCGTTTGTCGGGTCGGTGGGGTCGTTCAGCAGGAAGCGGTAGTTGACTTCGTACTTCAAAGCCTCCATATAGGCGTTGATTTCGTTCTGCAACGGATCGCCGATGGTCATGTCGTCATTGATTAACTGCGCGTCAATCTGGATGACGTTGGACATGATCATCGCCTGCTCTTCGTAAGGAGTCGGGCGACCCTTCGTGGCGGAAGGGGCTTCGTTCAGACGTCGCCAACCGATTGTCGGCAGGGTTCCGTTAAGACCCGTAAAGCGGGAACCGCGCATCTTCAGGGAAGATTTCGTGGTGAAAGGAATGTCCTGCAAGATGTTGCCCGTCTGGTGCAGGGAAAAGGTGAGCTTCTGAATGAGCGGGTCGTTGCTAAGAACGGCATACTCAGACAGAGAGATAGCGTTGCTATCAGCGTTCGTAAGCGCCATTTGGTAATCTCCTCTCGTGCGTTCTCGCACGAGCGCCTGTTCCGCAGGGTGCGGTCAGGCATAAAAAAAGCCCCCCGGTTTAAACCGAGCGGGCATATCGCGCAAGTGTGCGCGAGGAAAGTCGTGTGAAAGTTATTCGGTTATGCGATATTCAGCGGGCGTTAGTACCCTTTTGGGCTTCCCATCCGTCCCATTTTGGGCATGGTTTTCTTGCCCATGACCGGGCTGATGCCTTTACTGCCGACAGGCTTGCCGGACGGGTTGATGCTTGCGTCAGGGCGCATCGGGTTGTTCTTGGGGGTCTTGGCAACCTTTGCCGGGGTGCAGGGCATTCCCTTGACAGTTTTTGCCATCACTTGCCGCCTTTACCCTTGTGGGCTTTCGCCGCAGCGACCGAGCCGATACGGGAAACCGCGTACTGCTCCTTGTTGGCGACTTTGGAGTTGTCGCCTTTCATGGAAGGCAGTTTTGTTGCGGCGACTTTGGATTTCTCCGGCACTTTACCGAGGTTGCCCGTTTTCAGACCGGGGTGCGTAACCATCTTGTACGCTCCGTTCATCACCGACCCGGCAGGGGAGCCGGGGTTGTTGGAGTTGGACATGGAGGCGTAGTCGGGCGCGGATTTACCCTCCCGGCTTTTGCTGAGGGCGTTGTTCGCCGCAACACGTTTTGCGGAAGGCGACACCGGAGCCGCCATTGCGCTATTGGAGAACGATTTCTTGATTGCCATAAGTGGCTCCTTTTCGCTTCTGGTTTATTTTTTGAGTCCAAACAGTTGGGAGTAACTGCCCTTGATGCCCTGCTTCCAATCCACCGTCGTGGACGGGCGCGATCCTCCCTGACCGGGGCGCATCTGCGTGACGCCGCTTCCCTGCTTGCGTCCTGACGCCACCGGAGGGGCTTTCCTGGCTTTGGCGAGTTCTCTTGCCGCATTGGTCTGCGCCGCTCCACTGGTGGCGGCAAGCGTCTCATGCACGACCTTTGCCGCTTTCAACGGTTCTATGCCCTGAGAGCGTAAAGCCTGATACATGGGTTGCCCCTGCGCGGCGATGACGGGGTACTGACTGATGGCTTTGGATTCCTGCGTTTGCGCCATCAATCGCGTCTGTTCCATCTGCGCCTGCTGTACCTGCTGGTTCAGCAGATGTACCTGCCACTGGAGGTTGCGCGTATTTTCATCAATGTAACCCTCGCTGAACTGCTCGTTCAGGTATGCGGCGACCTGCTGATTTTCGGCTTCGATGCGCTGCGCTTCCGCCTGCTGTGCAAGGTATTCCTGCAATTCTGTGGGGTTGCTGACGCCAAGAGCCTTGATCTGCTCGACAACGGGGTTCCATTGAGCGATGTTTTGTAATTCTTTGTTTTTCTGGATCAGGTCACGGATACGGTCTTGCGCCCGTTTACCAAGCCGTGCATCGTCTCCGGTAAACTTAAGCGGTTGCTCGTCGCCATCTGCGCCTTCTTCCTCTTCCCCGTCCGTCTCGTCGCCCGCTTCAATATCGTCTGCGGTCTCGTCGTCGTCGGGGTCAATGGTAGGTTCGTACTCTAAGTCGTCACTGTCGTCCTGCGCCGTTTGCGATTCGGCGTTACGCGCATCAAGGAACAATTCCGACCAGGGTTTGTCTACCGCAATCAGGGGTTCGGGGTGATCCCCGGTGAACGCCGCCTCGACCGCTACGGAGTTCGTAGCGTTAGCGCTCTCGTTTAACGTAGGCATTTGGTGATCTTCTTTCTCGCGTCTCTCGCACACACTTGTGCGAGGTGCGAAATGGGTAAAAAAGAACCTCGCCCGATAATCGGGCGAGGTTGAGACAGAAATGGAGTGAAACACAAGCCATCGTTTAACGTCTGGTGGCAAGACGAAAGCAATCGGGAGCGTTCAACTCCCTCTCTTACGCAAATGTAAGATGCGCGGGCTAATCCGTATTGCTATTACTTTGCGTGTCGTTCGTCTATGCGGCGAAGAAACCGTTCCGTAAACCTTGCATCTGTGCGGAATGCATTCGCCTGACAGGGATACTCTGATCCTCCACGAACAAGATAATGCACAAACTCTTTCTTATCCCCTAAGTGCATGACTTCAGGGAACCCGTCACGGCAGTAAGGGCAAAGGAACGCTTTGATTTCGTTGTACGAAAACATCGGTTCATCGCTGATTGAACGGGCGATGTTTTGTTGGTTGAAAGGGCGTATCGCTCCCGCTTCACGGTACAATTGCGCCCACGATTTATTGACCGCATCCAGAACGATAGGGGAAACGACGCTATCCTGATTTTCGTCTGTCATTTTCCGCTTCCTCCAAAGCGTTTATCTCGCTCCCTTTTGCGGCGCTTGTGGCGCTTGCGTGATGCCGTAGTGCCGCTTCGCCATTTCCGCTCTTAGGTCAAGTTCTTTCAGGGCTTTCGCCTGCTGAATCTGCAACGCCGATTGATGCTCGTTCCTCTGCATCTCCATCTGCACATCGGCTTGCTTGGTGGCAATGTTTTTTTGCGTGTTGATCTCGGCATTGTGTTGCGCGAGCGCCATCTGCTCGTCCATGCTCGGTCCTGTCGGCGCAGGCGGTGGAGCGGGCGGTGGCGGGGGAGCGGGCGGTGGCGGCGGGGGAGTCGCGGCTTTGACGTACTCGATCAACTGATCCGCATTGGCAAGACCGGACGCCCGAAGGAACGGGATCGCGCCGGGATTCATCGGGTTGAGCGCTCCCGCCGTATTCAATGCCATCGCCTTGTTGAACTTGTCGTCCGGCGTCTCGTTCATGGCGGAACCCGGCACAACGCGCACATGGAACGCCCCGCCATTTCTTAGCGCTTCAAGGCTTTGCAGACCGAGCGCGGCGGATTTACCGGCAGGATTGCCTTGCGGCATGGGCGGCATACCCTGCGGTAATCCTTGAGGCATCGGCATTCCCATTGACGGGTCACTCATAGAGGGCGCTTGCCCACCCATCGGTGAAGTCATATCCATCCCCATCGGTGACGGCATCCCCTGCATTTGCGGCGGCATCCCCTGCGGCATCGGTGACGGCATCCCCTGCGGCATCTGAGGCGGCATCGGAGGCATCTGCGGCATCTGCGGCATCTGCGGCATCTGCGGCATCTGCGGCATCCCCATCGGTTGTGTCGGTGACGATTGGTTGTCCGATTGGGAGGCGAACGCCAGAAGGAACGGGGAGGGGGCGTACTGGATTTCGAGCGTTACTTCCCATTCCGCAATTTCCTTTGCGCTTCGCTCAATCTCGTTTCTGAGGTGCGCGTGTTGGGTCTGATCCGCCTTCTGGAGCATATTGACCGCTTGGGCAGGCGTCCCGGCAGGCGCAACGCCTTCGGACACGTCATGCACCCCTGCGATATCTCTCATGTCCTGCTCGATGCGTTGCAGGAACGTGAAGCGGGTAGGGTTGATACCGGGCGCACGGACAATCTGCGGCGCGGGTCCTGCGGCGGGATCGTAGGAAATAGGAACGCGAGTCCTTGTCCCTTTCCGCCGTTGCATTCCCTCCGGTCCCACCTTAGAACCTTCGGGCGCTACTTCGTAGTCCACCTCGTTTTCCATCTGCTCAAGGATGGAGGAGTACACGCGGTTGTAGACCATCTGCGGTTCGACCAGTCGTTCCGCAAGCGCCATTCCGTACACCGTGCCGCTTCGGTGCGCCCAAGACAGAGGCACAAGCGGCAAAGAGTCCTTTTTGTCGTAGGGGTAATCCGACAGGTGCAGAAGCGTGTCCCCGGCGACACAGGCGTATGCGCCCTTTGGTCGCTTGGCGTTGGGCAGTTCGTAGTAGTGGTACAGGACGGCGGCGTTTTTGTTTACTTTTGCAGCATACGTCCTTGTCGGAGACGCCCCAACGCCAACGCCACCGGACGAGTCAAGGTACTGATCCACGTACCCGGCAAGCCCTGCGGCGCTCATCACGGCATCCGGCTTGATACCTTTTGCCTTGTCGCCGAACCTGTCTAACAAATAACCAAGCGGTTTGACCTGCGCGACAATCGCCCGGTCAACCTCTGACCAGTCCTTGTAGATTCCCGGCACGTACACCGAGAAACCTGGCAGGATTTCCTCGCCAACGCCCCCGGCTTCCACCACTTCAGAACCCTGAACCACCGCTTGCGGCATACCGTCCTCGCCCATGACCACCTGCGAGTCGTCCATGACGGGCATACGCCGATCCATCTTGTCGTCCCAATACAGGTGAATGAACGACGTGGTGGATTTCAATGCCCATGAGACGCGCCGCTTGGTCTGCGTAGACCTGTCATACAATGCCGAGTAATGCTGATGGATCGCTTCCGCCGTCTGCGCCGCTTTTACGTCCTTCTCGTTGTCCGTAATGGGCAAGAACTGTACGTCAGGCGCGGTCTGCGTGGCGAGGCTTTCCACCTTGTCAATCAGCCCCGCCATACGGTTGACGGTCATGTACCTTGTGTACTCGTCCTCGTTGATCAGACGGCGAAGAAACTGCCCGTTTGACGATTTGTAGAGCCACTGCCGTGATTCGTAGAACGCCAGAGACAATGCCCAATCAAGCTCCAAAAGATACCGGGAGTCGGCGAAGATTTTGAACTGAGACTGAACGTAGTTGACCCACTTTTGTTTCTGTGCGTCGTTTGCGGCATCGGGAACCTCGCCTTCAGGAGCGTCAGGGTCAAGGATTTCCTCCTTGTTGTCCTCAGACATTACTGCCTTGCTCGGATTGCCGTAGGTGTTATTTTTTTGCCCTCGGTCAAAGACTTTGAGTTGGGGTATGGCAAATCGCAAGGCGTGTGTCTCCGATGCTTTTGGCGAACATCGCGCAGGTGTGCGCGAGAGGCAATAAAAACCCCTCCTGAGCGTTCAGGAAAGGTCTGTGTCAAACGTTAAGTCGTTGGGTCAGTTAGCGCAGAAGGTGGTCGCAGTCCAAGTCATCATCAATCATGTCATCGTCAATCAGGGAATCATTCGCTTGGGTATCAGGCATGGTTATTTCTCCTCCGCGTAGGCGTCCGGTCTTGGTTCGCCTTGCCGCCTAATATTGCCGCAGTCGGCATACGCCATGAGCATATCCCGGCGCGAATACTTGTCAGGGTTGTAGTTGCCCCGTCCCAAACCAAGTTTGATCTGATCTAAAGTGAACTGTTCGCCCTCGGTCAGCGCAACGTCGAACGCTTTCTTTGCGCTTTTGCCCGCCTTGCCGATTTTCGCCGCCAATGGTCGCTCGCCCAAGAGTTCCACAAGAATGGGGTAACACTCAGGGCGCACGGTAATCAGGTAGGGCGTCAATTCTGCAACGTCGCCCGCAAATTCAATTGTCTCCTCGCCCGTCACATCGTCTTTTGTCATAGTCGCCTTAATCGGTTGGTTCCGCATCAGATATAGTCTCTCCCTCGTTGCCTGCTCTGGTAATGCCGGATGACCTCCCACACGGCAAGCAGTCGTTGATAGGGCGTCACGTCCTTGCCTTCCGCTCCGTCGTTACCCGGCAACGATTCTTGCACATGACCCATCAGGGCGCACAGAATCGTCAGCAGGCATACAATTCGCCAAAGGAGCCACAGAATGCCACACAGGGCAAATAAGACGGCAAGAACGGTGTATATCATTTACCTTTCGCCGCCCTTATGTTGTCCACAAGGTTCGGGTACGGGCGTCCCGCCGCCTTAGCCGTCGCCTTCGCGCTTGATTTCTGCTTGGGCGTCAATGGCGTCGATTTTTTCTCTCGCGCAGGTATGCGCGATGGGTCGGGAGTTTCCCACACAGGTTTTTTCATTAGCAGTTCCACGCTTTCAGCGATTTGTTAATACGGCTATCGGGGTCTTTGGCGGTTTTCTCGGATGTTAACTTTGCCTTCATCCCTGACATTCGAGCGCAGAAAGACGCCTTGCGCCCTGCATCCGCTTTTGTCTTAGGGTTGGGCGCAGGAGGTTTCAAGTTATGCCCTTCCGCCTTCGCCGAGGCGCGACCTTTAGCGTTCAATCCGCCGTTCGGGTTTTTACCCTCGTTTCGTTGCCATGCAGGAGTCTTTGCCATAATTAAGCCGCCATCCCCAACTTCTGAGCGGTCAAGTTCTTGTAGCTTCGCGCCTCCCTGAAATCATGGCAGGCGACGGCGATGACCTTTGTCGCCTGATCGCGCAGGCAGGTCACTTCCGCCACCAAATCCGTCTCGTCAGGCTGAATCTCAAGCGCGATACTGCCGTCAATCAATGGCGTCACACGAACGGTAAACTCCTCGTACCGCGCCACGCCTCCGTTTTTCACAATGTCCGTGATGGTTTTCGCCATTACAAATAGTCCCTCCCCCTGATCCTATTTTCTGCGTCAAATTTCTTCTCGCCGATCAGACCGAAATACTCACGTTTTAGACGCGCCGCTTTCGCTTCAGGCGATTCAGGCGGGCTTGCCGCGCCGTATTGCCCTGCCGTTGCGTACAGGTGGGCGTGTGCAAGGTGAGAGTTGCCGTCGTGCGCCATGTCCTCCGGTTTGGTCAGGTGGAACCTTGCGCCACTGATGGCATCCGCCGCACGTATCGCCGTCTCACGCAGGTATCGAAGTTTACCGGGCATGGCTAAGAACTCACGTACACGGTTCCATCCATGCGGTTGTCTGTCTAACTGCGGGTCGCTCGCTCGCATCCACAATCCGGCGTCGGTAAATGCTTTCACGTCCGGTTCCGTCCTGACGCCTTTCCACGTTGACGCGCCCATGTTGTGATCGTAGGTAATCGGGCAACGACGAGGATCAACACCCCATCTGGTGAGCGTGTCCCTTACCTTCTGAGCGAGTGGGATAGGGCGCATATGCCGCTCCTCCCACGCTTCAACGCAGATTTCATTGCCGTTCGGGTCAGAACAGAACAGGACGAACGCGGCAGGGTCGTTGTAACCGCCATCCAGACCGCCGTACCAGTTCCACCATGACTGCGGGTAAATCGGTTTTCTTTTTTCGTCTACGTCGTCAATGCCGGGAGTCGGCACAAGGTGAACGGCAGGGTCGTACTCAGGGAAGAACGCCCCGCCCGCCCGCATATCGTGCTGTGATTCTCTGAGGAACGATTGTAAACCCTGCTTGTTTATCTGGCGTTCACAGGCGTCGAGAGGTTGTCCCGCCCATGTCGCCTCACCGCTGACGATTTTGTATGTCCCGTCCTCCTGCTGCTCGACCTCAAGGTTTTGCACAGCAGGTTCGATAGGCGCGACCTTCGCCGACATCAGGAAGTCAGCAGTACGGCTCCTGACCTTCACCATGATGGACATGGCATGGATAAGATTCTGGACGTAGATAATAGCAAGGTGAGGCGCTCCCGCCCCGATGATGTCGCCTCGTATGCGCTCAATCTTTTTGGCAATGACCTCGCCAGAATCGTGTATCTCATCAATGTCGTCAATGATAAGCGCGTCGGGTCTGAAGTTGTCGAGTTTTGCGCCTCGCATCGCTTCGCGGATACCGATGCCCGTGACGTTAAAGCCGTTTGCCGTCCTCAGTTCGTCTCTGCGCCATCCCTGCGACGATCCGTACTTGTTGACTTTGCGCTCAACGCCCAACGCGCCAAGAAGCGTAGAGATGCTCTGAACGTGTTTGTTGGCTTGTTCCTGCGTCCCGCAGAGGTACAGGACGTAGCGGCGAGAGAGTTTCGCGCACCATCGCGCCGTACCAATCTCAACGGTGGAGGACTTTGCGCCGCCGCGTCCCCATGTCTCTACAAGGTCGTATTCGGGCGGCAGGTTCGGCTCTATGCCGTCAAACCAATCAAAAACCCGCTTGTGACGATCCGCCCATTCCGCCGTAGTGAATCCGCCGTAATAGCGTTTGATCCACGTAAAAATGTCCAGGTTCGCGCCGTCCAGCGGTTCCGGTTGCGCGGTGACGATACCCATCTCCTCCGCTTCGCCGAACAGCATTCCGAACAGGTCGTCAGGTTTTGCGCTCAGGTTAGGCATTTGTCACGAATTGCTTGGAGGAAGGAACGCCGCATTTACCTGACGTTGTTGTTTCAGAC